ATAATAGCATCGATATAATTCATTTCATCATTATCCCTAACCAAAACCTCAATCTCTTGGGCAAACTTAGTAGGACAAAAGAATTTTTTTTCTAATACCTTTTCAAATTCGTCTTCGGTTTTACTGGGCATAGGTCTCCAGTTTGTAGTTAAGAAACTCTCTAATGTACTCGTGTAAAAGCCTGATGTATTTTGCTTTGTCGTACTCTTCATAAACAACACACTCTCCATTCTCACATGCCATTATGATGACAAGTTTTTTTACTGATAATCCCGTGAGTTCGTACAGCATACAACCATATGCCATACACTGAACAAAATAATGCTCAATCCACTCCCGTGGTTTTGGTTTCTTAGAAGTTTTGAAATCAATAATTGCTAACTCGCCATTAAACTCAGCAATACAGTCCACAGTGCCCGCTACTCCAAGCACTTTACTATAAAGAGAACTTTCTAGTGCGTGAATATTATTTATCTTATTTATTTCTGCCTTGGCAATTTTAAATAAGAATTCTGACAATGGTTGAACTGAGGGAAGTGGAAGGTTCTTCAGATGATGCTCTGAAAGAGTGTGCATATCTGTACCACGACTCGTTGCTTGTCGGGTAATCCTGTCCGCCTTCTCCTCACCAACTTTTTTGCGCCAGTCCGCAAAGAACTGGCGATTTTTATGACTAGTTACCGATGTAATGGAGACCAGTTTGAGAAGATCTCCATCATCAGGAACCTCATAATAACGAACACCATCTATGTTCTTCCTGTTTAATTTAGGAAGATCCAAATCAACATGAGTAAACATTAAAATCCTAATTCGTGTTTTGCAAGTAGATATTCCTTACAGAGACCCGAACGAACAATATCATCAAGACCAAACTCAATAATATCAAACGATGGCATTACTCTAAGAATTTTCATAAAGTCGATGATACCATTTCTCTCATTGGTTTTTTGCAAGTCAGACTGAGTTGCATCACCACAGAAACAAATCTTGGTATTCTCACCAGACCTTGTAATTATACTATCAAGTTCATGAAAGTTCAAGTTTTGGAATTCATCTACGATAATAATTGCCTTATCTAAAGTTGTTCCTCTAAGGAAAGATGTTGACCAGAAACTAATTGTTCCTTGAGTCTTCAGATTCCCATACAACATCTCAAAGTCAGCATCAGTTGCCATTTGGAACATGTATTTTACCATGTTCTTGTATGGGATCTGATAGATATCTGCCTTGTCTTCGTGGGTTCCAGGAAGGAATCCAATTTCTCTAGTAGCAACAAGGGATCTTACAATGTAAATTTTTTCATAAGGGGAGTGTTCATCAAGAACATCTCTAAGTGCATTGTAAAGTGTGATAAAAGTTTTACCAGTTCCTGATGCTCCATATGCAACAAGATTCTTATCATCGTCAAACGAACTAAAGAGGTTTGCTTGATTGTCTGTAAGCGGCTCAATATCAAGTAAAAATTCGGAGTTGATTGGTTTCTTCCTCTTCATTTGCTTTGCCGTCATACCGACACCGATTGGTTGCAAATCGGACCTTCTCTTTCTTGCCATAGGGTTTATGTTTAGGTAAGGTTTGTATCATTTAAAACGTGGTGCCACAAATATTTTGCGGCACCAATAGCAGTCCCTCCGTCATGTGCTGTCGGATCAATGTAAAAATTAATTTGAGGGAATGCTTTGGCATACTCATAATTATTGACACAGTTTAAAAAATATCCACCAGAGAGCACTACATTTTTCGTCTCAACTTTGTCCAACAGCGATTGTATAAGACGAATGGTGTGCTTTCTAGTTTCATCCTGTGCCTTTTTAGATAAGTTTGCTACAACGTCAAAGTTTAGTTCACATTGGCGATACCTTTGAGGATCTAACTCTGGATCATTATAGCAGTGCCTATAACTATTTAATATAGTTTGATTATCTGTTACCCAAGTATCAGTTCCCTCATCATACACGAACCACTCAGAAGAATCAACTTTAGTTGAATCACCATAAGGAGATATGCCCATCAGTTTACCAGCACTGGACACTCCAGTGATGTGGATAAGACTATTAAAAATCCAACCACAACTTGCTGTTGTAGATAGTACATGCTTGTCATCAACCAAGATTGGCTTTGACTTCATTTTAAAACAAGCATCTCCAGGAGTATATACCTTTTTAATCGTGTCAATTGTATTACCATCAAAGTAATACATCGATTCAGATTCTCTTAGAGTAACGTAATCATTGAAGCATACACCACCACCATCCAGGACAAGAGCAGCAGCGTTATTAAATCCAGAAGAATAAAATCCACTACAAGCATGATACAAGTGATGTTCCCAATGATAATGAGAGTCACCAAATGTTATACCATACATTGATAAATTCTTTTTAACATCCCAAATGACATCACAGTCTGGATACTCATAGTCATAATGAACATTATCTTTACCATAAGAAGCAAAGATAACATGATCAACGTGGGATGTATATTTTAAGATGTCCATGAGACATCTCATCATACTACCTCTAGTCCATTCCTCTTCTTTATGACCATTATAACGATCATCTTCCATGTAATATAACATCTCACCATCTTCTAAAAGAGCGATAGAAGGGTGGTGAGAGATATTAACACCAAGAACAAACATAATCAGAGTTTTTTGACTGTAGATCCAGGTGCTTTAGATGCTTTATCAAGAACTTCATTCCATTCTGGACGTTGTTTGATCAGTCTAGTTTGCCAATCGCTAACTTCGACTCCAAGACCAGGAGAATTCTCAGGAGTAAAATATCTTTCCCATTCTGGGTTATCAATTTTCCACTGGTCCCAATCGTGAATGCTCATCTTCACTTCTTTGGTTTCACCAGTCTCCTTATGCCTAACGGGATATGTTGCCATTACTTCCACTCCAATGCTTCTGAGATAATAGGGAACTGCTCAATGAAGATGGCACGAATGTCTTCAGCGAGTTCCATGTGTTCCTTCTGTGTGCCATTTGCAGTACGCAAATCAAGGTAATGTGCCCATGAACGAACATTACCACTCATGTAAAGTCTGGTTTGCGTTGCCTGCGGGAGAACAAAACGAGCACATTCCTTTGCCACACCCTTATCAAGCAGTTCATTATAAACTTCAAGACTTTGCTTGAAATGATTCTCAATCATCGCCTCCATGTATGCTTTGTCCCGTGGATTGATATCATCAATAGAGTTCTGACGATTTTTAGTATCCTGGCGGCGCAGATCAGGAATAGGAATTTCAAACTGAAGTTCCTTGCTATCAGCATAGCGTTGTGAAAACTGTTGATATGTGAACGAACGGTGCCGAAGCACTTGAGTTGCCACCGCAAGAGAAGTATTCAATTCCACCGTCATGAATGCGTGCTCAAAGATGCTCCAGTGACGATGCTTAATGCAATACTTTAGAAGTCCAGCAAAACTATCGTTGTCCTGGTTCTTTGGGTTTGAAACACGGGCACAGTATGCAATCTGCTTCTCCGCATCAGGGGTTACACTGACAAGTTTCGCGCTCATTTAATTCTCCAAATAATCTTTAAAAATTTCTAGTGCATCATTCCAGTGAATGAACTTTCCTCTATGGTCTGCTGGAACAAAACATAAAGTCCACCTCCCATGAGGAGTTGGATTATTGGTGCCGTGGAGAATACCAACATTCACAAGACTCGGACGATTAGTATTTGCCTGGAACAAAAGTTCACAGTCCTCCTCATCTGCCCAAAGATTGTCATGCTTCTCTCCAGTCAGGTCGCCATAACCATCTATCTGCTTTCGGTTAACCTTATCAGACTTCCACCATTGTATCATACCTTCTTCTGGTCCCCAAGTGATGTTTATCTTGGTATGCATGGTGTACATGCCATGATCAGTATGAATAGGAATCTTAGAATGTGGTGGTGTATAAAAAACTTCTTTTAAATATAACGTTAATCCAAGATCATTAAACCATTCTTCTACTGGATAAAATGGATAGTCATTAATATAAAAATGTTTTATCTCCTTTGGTTCATACTTGAATTGCTCTAGAGGAGACAATTTAAATGGGAGATTTAAATACCTATGATACCAATTAGTCGCAGTAACCATCGTCGTCATCAAAAACTTCGTCGTAATCAGTTATACCCACAGAAGATTCTTCTGGGTACATGTAACTGTCAGTGTCAGAAAAGATTTCAGATTCAAGTTCATCGACCAAGACCTTTAAACTTCTAATCAATACTTTTAATTTATCTCTATCCAT